GCATGCACCGCATTCGTCGTCAATCCATTTCAATGCACGGACAGCCGCAGCTAGTTTTGCCTCAAGCGCGGCGATCCGTTCGGCAGCTTCGGCGTATTTGCACCAAGTTCCGCCCGCTTCTTCCTCATTCATTCCCGCCTTGTCTGGTGTCCAGTAAATGTCGTACCGCTTCAACTGCACGGCTTGCGGGTTGGTGGTCATGGCTGTTTATTCCTCGGAAGAGAAATCAGCGCCATCCCGTGCATCGCTTCAACCCATTCGCGCACGTCAGGATCACGCAACAATTCATCAAGCGCGATCCGGTCGAACTGGTGTGCGTCAGGCGAAAGCAATTCCTCCGCGTGCGAAACGATTGAGCCTATTTTTGCCAATAGGGCAACACTGGGTTTAATTGGGTCATTGCTCATGGCTTGATCCCATATTCGGATTCGAGGATTTCGGCGGCGTTTACTTCGTATGCCTTGAACGCTGCGCGCACTATCGGATCATCGAACACGGCGAGAACGTTAGTCTTCGCCTTCATCAGCGCGGCGGCAACGCAGGCATCGTGATAAAAGTAATGCACGCTGGAATGCACCATTGGCGAGCCTTTACACTTCAGTTCAATCGCGTTCTTGGTGGAATGGGTCATGGCTGCAAATCCTGATGGGAAGGGTGACGGTGGCCGGTGCTGATCTCCGGCATGTGATCTCTTTCGAGGCACCTTGCGGTGGAGCTAGGGACGCCCGAGCGCCCCACCTCGATTAGCGCATCAGTCTGCGCATTCACCGTCATAAACTTCATTTCTGACACTCTCCCGTACAACTCATCGACGTAGCCGACTTCGTGCAGACAGCGAAATTCTTCATAGAAGAATGATTTTGTTGCACCAGTTAGGGTATGGCGCGCGGCAATCGAAGCCGTCCACAAAACCATCGTCCGACGAGCGTGCGCATGTCGCTACTGCGTGATTAGCGTCCGCCTCTGAAAACCAACATTCGTCGAATTCCAAAATAACGAGAGGATGACCGTTTGCAGCGGTATGTGTGTAGGCAACCAGGATCGTGCCGCTACCCTCGCCGATTTGTGGGTTGTACTGCGGGAAAATCACGGGTTGCGTGTGCGAATACGTGTCACACCCGATGCTCAAATCGTCGCCGTTGAAGTAGTCGCCGTTACACGAGTCATTCGAGCGCGATACGTACTCGTGGTGACCGGCCACCGATGTGATGTCGAACGCGAACGACGCGGCGTTAGCGTTGGCGCAGAGTAGGATGGAAAAAAGTATACTTTTCATAGATTCACCTCGTTAGAATTCACCAGGGGCAACTTGGAAGCACGCCACACCTTCGGCGCGCCACATTTTCACCATGCGGTCGCGGTCCTCAAAAACCGCCACCAGGCGCTCGCGGTCGGCGGCGAACATGTTGCGCAACCATCCGAGCTTCAATTGATCGTCTGGCGTGTAATCGCCTTCACGGCGCATTTCCAGGACAATCTCGGTGCGTGAAAGCCAACACACGTGCCGCATCAACCAATCCACCGTTTTTTCGCGTACCTCGTCGCTGCGGCCGCTAAACACCCAAATATCGGCGCCGGCGTTGGCGAGCATGCGCAGCGTCTTGATGACAGGAAGGTTGGGCTCGTCGCGGTCGCAGGCGGCGTAGAAGGCTTTCCAGTCGGGTTTCCACGTCTTGTTGTCCGGATCGCGGATGTCGGACGGATAGCCGCCAGTTCCTGGCGCGGTGACGAAATGCCGGCGGTGCTCGATCAAAGCGAGCGTGCCGTCCAGGTCAAAAATATAAAGAGGTTTTCTGCTCACGTGACGCGCTCCCAAATTCTGTCCAAAACTTCTATCTGCTTCGCCGTCGGCGTGCGACCGCGCTCGATCTGCAAAGTTAGGGAATCAACAAAAGTTATTTCCCACTCCGAGAGCTTAGACTGTCGCTTTACACAGTCGTCCAGCATGCGCAGGTATTCGTCGGACCAGGTGGCCATCAGTTCCCCGCGTTGCCGTCCGGGTGCCACCAGCACTTTTCGCCAACATCGCACCAGCGGCATTTGCGGCGCTCGGTGCGCATCGCCTCGAGGCGCTTGCCGGCCTCGATTAGGTTTTCGCACTGACCGATCAGCGTTTCGCGGTGCGCGATGAGTTTCAGGTAGGCGTCAACCACTTCGCTTGGGTACAGGTTTTCGATTTCCATCACCTCGACGGCCGCTTTCCAGTCGAAATCGCAGTAGGCGCACTTGTTGCCGGTGTCCATCACCCAGTCGGCGTTGTCGCTCATGCGCATTTCGGTGCCGACGTAGACCGGATCGGTGCCGACCTCATCGACAAACCGGCGCGGGGCATTTTCTTCGTCGAACTGGGCGACCGCGAAGTATTCGCGCAGGTAAGCGGCGTCGGGGTTGCCTTCTTCCTTGTCGTGATCGATGCGGTAGAGCTTGTAATTGCGAATGAGGTGCCCGTCCTCGTATTCACCCACTTTAGCGTCGTGGCGCGCACGTTCGTAATCGGCGGCGGTGTATGTCATCTCGGCGTCCTCCAAGGGATAGGTGTAATTGTACGCGTCGCGGCGCGTTTGTCAAGGGTTTGACATAGGTCAATACCTAGAACATAATGCGACCATGGACCAATCCACCTATTACACCTACAAACTTTACGACGCTTTCGGGCTTTTGCTTTACGTCGGTTGCTCTCGGAACGTGCGCGCTCGAATGAACCACCACAAGCAAAAAATGTCGTGGTTTCCGAGGGTCGCCAAGACGGTCATCGAATCGCACGAATCGCGGAATTCAGCGCTTGAGGCCGAAGCGGAACTGATTCGCACCCTCAAGCCTAAGTACAACATTCAAGCGCCGTCGCGAGGCGCGCGAATGGACGCTTCCGAGACTTTGCGGAAAAAGGAGTACCGCGAGCGCATGGAGGCGTTTGCCGCGCAACGCAGCGAAATTGTCCGGTTGGCGACTGGAATTAAACCGGTGACGCTGCAAGAAATAGCTACGCGGTTTAATTTGAGCCGGCAGCGCGTGCACCAGGTGCTAACGCAGGAAGGCGTTACCTGCCATCGAAGCCGTCGTAAAAAATCGACTTCTCGACACATCGCTGTCCGGTGATTGTGGCGCCTTGACCGGTGAGCACGGCCGAAGCGCCTTTGCATACGTAGGTCGCGCCGTTTTCGATGTAGTACGGATCGCGCCCCAATCCCGACGCGAAGACGCTTTTGTTGACGGCGATATGGTGCTGCGATGTTCCGCAGCACACTAGGATCAGGGTAAGCACGTAGTTCACGGAAACCTCCTCAAAAAGGAATATCGTCGTCCTCGAAGGTGTCGACCGGCGGCGCGCTTCGAGGGACTTCGCGCGACGGCTGCGAGGGCCGCTGGTATCCGCCGCCGCCTTGCTGCTGCGGACGCGAGCCTATCATCTGCATAGTGTCGGCGATGATTTTCGTGGTGTAGCGCGTGATGCCGTCCTTTTCGTACACGTCGGTCCGCAACTTTCCTTCGACGTAGCATTGCGAGCCCTTTTTCAGATACTCGCCGGCGATTTCGGCCAACTTTCCGAAGGCGTTTATGTTGTGCCATTCGGTGCGTTCCTGCTGTTCGCCGGTCTGCTTGTCCTTCCACGATTCCGTGGTCGCCATGCGCCAGTTGGTGATCGCCGTACCGCTCGGCGTGTAGCGCGTTTCCGGATCGGCGCCGAGATTGCCGATCAGAATGACCTTGTTGACCCCGCGTGCCATTACGCCACCTCCTCAAGGATCGCCTGGACGCCGGCCCAAAGGGAGACGCAGGCCGCCTTGAATTTTTCGATAAATTCCTCGTCGCGCTCGATGCGCTGAATATAGAGGCGCTTGTCTGGATTGAGCATACGCGGGTCGAAGCTAACGAAATCGTTCCACTCCGCGCTGGTCACAAACATTTCGGCCTGCATCTGCGGCATGTGCTCCTCGGGCATGCCGTAGCGCAGTGTGTTGAGGTGATTGACTGAGTTTTCCGGGCACTTGATCTGCGCAAGTCCGTTCACGCCACGCACGCGCCGATCCGGCGAGCAGCCGATGCCACCATATTGCGGATGCGTCACAAATCCCTCGCGCATCAGAATCAGGCCGGTTTCGACCGAATATGCGTTGCACGCTGCGTCCTCAACATCCTTGCCCCATTCGAGCGGCTTGGCCTTGATCTGCCGCTTGGGCGTGCCGGTGAGTATTTCCGCAGCTATTTCTTCCATGTAGTCGCGGTGCGCCTTGAGGGTTTCCGCCGGCTTTGTCTGAATGTACTCGACGCGACAGTTTTTGTATTTTTTCAGTGCCGAATTGGCTTTTGCCTGCCCGGTTTTCCCACCTCCACAGGCTTCGACAACAGTTCCATTGTCGTATGGAATAATTGGGCCCGGCAATACGTCGCGCACCCTCGTTTCGTCGCCAATCTCGACCATTCCATTGAGCGAGCTAATCACGCACCACTCCATCTTCGGCGCACTGAACGCGAGCACGTCCGCGGCGCGCGACGCAGTGATCTTGCCGCAACGCGCGGCGAACCATTCGGGCGATCCCTGCTCGATCACGACTGCACCGCCTTGTCGGCCGCGTCCGCGCGCGCCTGGAACGATTCCACGAGGTCGGCGACCATCGCCCGCTTTTCCTTGGAAATCGACGCCCAGTGCTCGGCGAAGCGCTCCGTGCCCTCATCGGCAATGGCGTTGAGGTCAGCGACCAGCAATTCACGCTCCGGCGATTCCTCGTGCGCGATGGCGGCCACGGCCACCTTGCCTGGCGACGCTTCGCCGCGGGCGTAGGTGACGTCCGGCACGTCCATCATCTCCTCGGCGACATTGAGGCCGCGCAGTGCATCGGGCCACAGGTCGCGTGCCAGCCATGCGCGGGCACGCACCTGGAGCATGCGCTTGGTGTATTTTTTCCACACCGCGTCGAATTTTGTTTGATCGTTGAGGAGGCCAGCCTGTTTAGCGTCGGCGAGCGTGAATTTGCGTTCCTCGGGCTCAGGGTGACCACGGCGCTTTCCGATGCAGATGGCGGCGACCACTTTTCCAGTGGAGTCCTCCTCGAATTTTTCCGTCATCCACTCGTACGACGGGTGCGCCTTCACCAGCGCCGGGATCATGTCGCCCCAAATAGACGGCCGGCCATTGATGACAGCGATGTTCTGAAGTGCCTGGAGGTTCGACATACCCAGTTCCGAGCCCCACTGCATCGCGAGCAGCACATTGGCAGGTTTGCCGCGGTAGTCCTTCGGCACCAATTCACTGTCGGCGATGTATTCGGCGTACTTCACCAAGCCGCCGAAGGTGGTCGGCTGAATGCCGCGCGTCTGGCGTGGCAAAGGCATCACAATGCCGGATTTAGTGCTCGCCCTTTCAAGCGTTTCTATTTCTGAGGCGGTTTTATCTTTGGTTTGATTCTCGGCGTTCATGGTTTCCTATTCCTGAGAAAATGACGCCGACGGGGGAAGCGCCGGCGTCGAAAAGTGGGAGTGTTGTTGGGGGTTTGTGCTTCAACGCATAAAGCCTCCTTTGGTTGAGTGTCGGGTAATTTTGGATTGAACGGTGCGCGCGCACTCTGCGCGGTGTACAGGTCGATAACCTGGTGCACGCGCGACATCCGCACATGATCGGCGGCGCGCTGGCGCGCTTCCTCGAGCGCCTTCTGTCCCTTGCGTATTTCCCACCATTCTAGTCGCTGGTGAGGCAGCGGTGGGACACACGTGCGGACCAATTCGAGGCGGATCATGGCGACAGGTTCACAATCAGCTCGTGAAGTATTTCGCGCCAGTTCCCGATCAGCAGCGCCGCGATGATGAGCAAAAAAAGCACGTCGATTTTGCGGACTTCGCGAAGCATCTGTTTTTCGTTCTCGCCCATGGCTTCCTCCGTTTGCAAGTAGTCTGCACAGTCTTGACAGCAATGTCAATAGCATTTACAGTGCTCGCACTTGAGGAGACGAAAATGGCTTTAACCGATTCCAACACATTAGGCGACGCGAAGGAGTGGCTTCGCGAGCGCGTACAAGAGCGCGGCGCGAAATGTCCGTGCTGCAAGCAGATGGCGAAAATCTACCGGCGCAAGCTCAACGCGGGCATGGCGCAGACGTTGATCCGGATGTACAAGCACGTCCGGTTCGACGAATCGCAATGCAACATGAACGCTTTTATGCACGTGCCGTCGCTGCCTGGCGACAACCACGAGGCGTCGCAACTGGTCTGGTGGGGATTGATCGCCGAGGAGCGCCGCGAGCGCGAGGACGGCGGCCGTGCCGGCTGGTGGCGTATCACGTATTCCGGTCGCCTGTTCGTCAACGGCCACGTGCGCGTGCGCAAATACGCCCACGTCTACGATGGCGTGTGCCTGAAACTGGACGGCCCCGAGGTCAACATTCGCGACTGCCTCGGGTCGAAATTCAACTACGACGAATTGATGCGGGGAGTTTAGGCCGCGATGGACATTTCCGGCACGAAAACCGCCGTCACCGCTTCGTCTTCATCCTCGAGCGATTCGGGCGTGAGCAATTCCAGGTCGTTTTCGACCTTGCGGAAAACCAGGACGTTCAAGCTGACGCGATCCATCGCGGGCTCCTTGTGCGCGTTGGTGAGATTGCTATGCTACGCCGTTCTATCCATCGTTGCAATGGCGGTGTGTGGAGCGATCATTGTCCCGTTTTTGGTCGTAATAGACGTGATCGACTGCGCGACGGAGCGAAAAATGCGCGAAAAGGGGATTGCGAAATGAATTACCACCGCGTAAAAAGAAAACGCCCGGTTGTGACACCGGGCGTTGTCGCAGGAGGGATTCCAGGCCGCTGCGATTCGGTGCAAACACTATCACACCGATTCGTAAGTTTCCATCCCCTCCTGTGGCCGTCTGGCCCACGAAAGACTGGGTGCCCGTCGGGGCACGCAGGCCAGGAATCCCGATACTGTCCGAGGCGCTTGAGCCGGCGCCATCAAAACCGCTGTAGTGACACGTTTGGCGTTTCGTCCAGATGCCAGGATCGGCGATGGATGCGGGGAATGTCGGGCTGTACCAACACGAAGAAATTTGACCGGGCTGTCCCAAAGGCTCAAGACCTTGTTTTGCCCAAAATTGAGGTGAAATTTTGAAGTGCCCGAATTGCAATCACGAATTTGAGCCGCCGAAGCGTGGCACGCGCCTGCCGGCCGATTGGAAGCCGAGCGACGAGCTATTTGCCTGGGCGGTCAAAAAGCGCGGCGCGCTCGGTGTGGTTGACACCACCGAGCAGATCGAAATGTTTTGCGATTTCTGGCACTCGAAGCCGGGCAAGGACGGCACGAAGCTCGACTGGGACGCGACCTTTCGGAACTGGATTCGCTCGGCGCGGTTGCCGCCGCGGCGCTTTGGTCCGCCGGAGCCGACCGGTCGCAAGCCCAATCCGCCGGCCGAAGATCGGCGCAGGTTTTCGCCGGAGAAGCGCGCCGAGAACATTCAAAAACTGGGCGACTTGTTTGTGAATATGGTCGGCACGAAAAGGCGCTGCGAATGAGGCCTAATCCTTTGTCGAAGCGCATTGTAGGCGCGCTGGCGCTGCAGCCGATGACGGTGCGCGAATTGACCGTCGTCCTTTGTTCGCACGAACACTCGGTGCGCGAGTCGCTGGCGCGCCTGGCTTCGCATTGTGTTATTTCCTGTACCAGCGCGCGTCCGCGCGTGTGGCGAAAAACGTGGAGGGGTAGATGAGCGTCAAGAATCAGGCGGTACAGCCGGCCATTAGCAGCGCGATTGTTACGGATTACAAAATCCCTCGCGGTGTGAAAAACAAACTGGTCGAAGACGGCAAGCTACGCAAGTACATGACGGAAGTCTGCGGCCGAACGCCGCCCGGCTTCATCCGCTTGAAGCACGCGGATTTCTTGGCGCTGGACGCTGCGGTGCGCGATCAGTCCAAGGGTGCCTTCAATGGCTACACCGTGTTTTGGAATTCGCTACCGATCAAGAGCGAGCGCGATAAATGAATGTCGAACAGCAACTCGCGCACGGCATCGTTTTGCACCTTGACCTGGTAAAGGTTCTGGAAAAACTCAACAACGCGCAGGCGAAAGAATTCGTCGAAGCAGTCCTGGAGGATCGTGGCATCGAACTCGATTGCGAGGAGTGCGAAATTAGGCAAAACACCGCAGATCAAGACATCGATGTTTTTCGTGGGCTAGAAGCGGTCTACGCCGAATTGCGGCGTGGCGAAATCGGGCCGGCGTGCCGCGAGTACATCCACGCGCACTTGGGTCGTATCTTGTGAGCGACCGCAAATTCATACTTCACAAAGCGGGCGACAAAACCCGCGAAAACGTGATGCTAAACATTCGCGAAACATTGAGTGCGTTGGATGGAAAGGAGGCGTGGGAAGTAGCGATCAAGCGCTACCGCAAACCACGCACGAACGATTCTAACGCCTACCTTTGGGCTGTGTGCTATCCAATTCCAGTACGCTCGCTCGGCTTCACCGCCGAGGAGTGGCACGAGGAAATGTGCATGCGGTTTTTCGGCAAGGTCGAAGTGCCGAAGCCGGGTGCTCCTGCGTCGCGGCCGTATCGCACGACGACGACGAACGAGTTTGGCGAGCGCGATGTGTTGCCAGGCAAGGAGTTTTGGGATTTCGTGGAATTTGTGCGGCAGCAATTCGCGCTGGCTGGCGTATTCATCCCCGATCCAGACCCGTTCTGGAAAGAGCAGCGCGAACGGACGGTCAAGTGAGGACAAAAAACGCCCGCAACATCGACGCCGACGAAGCCGCGTGGTTGGCCGACGTAAAATCGGTCCCATGCGTTTTTTGCGAGGCGAATCCGCCGGGCGAGGCGCATCACTGGAAGCAGGGGCGGCATTTCATCGCCATCGCTGCTTGCAAGAAATGCCACGACGCGCGAGTATGGCGCATCGGGAAAATGAGCGAGCAGGACGCGGCGAACGAAACGGTGCGTAGGGTCGTTCGCTTGCGGGCGGGGAAGGCGCAGATGGTCGCACCTAAACTGAAAAAGCAGCACGCCACGATGGGCTCCGACATCCTGCCGAAAATCGTTCCGCGTTCGGGGAAATGGTAAATGATGCGGCGAGACAAAGTTCCAGTGGCCTATGAGCGCAACCGGACATCATTCGGCTACACCGAAACAAGTCGCGGCCTAATTCAACACCTCGACGTGATCGTTGACGGCTACGTGCTCCAAGCGCCGGTCATGCTGAAACCGCGCGACCTGTCCAATAACGGGGCTTTCCTCGAACCAAAAATAAACCACGACGGTCGCTACCTGCACATGCTGCCCGGTGGCGTGATCGTCGTAGGACGCATGGCGTGAGTTACGCGCGGCGGGTGGACGAAAACCAGCGCGCCATCGTGCGTGCGCTGCGCCAGATTCCCGGCTGTCGAGTGTACGTGAGCAGCAGCGTCGGCGCTGGTTTTCCGGACCTGACGGTATTCTTTCGGGGAATGGTGTACTTCATAGAAATTAAGATCGTCGGTAAGCGCAGACGCCTCACGCCCGCGCAGGGCGATTTCCACGCCGAAGCGTTCGCTGGCGGCTATCGAATCCCCGTCGTCGAAACACCCGAGGAGGCCGTTGCCGTCGTCACGCACCCAGTCCATACTCGCCCGGCTTACCACCGAACGGAGGAACCATGCAGCACGCAACCCACCAACTGAGCAGCAGCGACGTTGCTGCTGCGACCACGCCGAACGCGGCGCAGCTTGCGCATCCGGCCAACCGACCGGGACCCGAAGCGCTCGCCGCCCTCGCCGACGCCGAGTCGCAGCACAACACCCTTGTCAACCAAGCACAGGAGCAGGCCCTTGTACAAACCGACGCCGAGTGACATCCACAATTTCCAGTCCCTTTTTTCTGTCCTGAAACAGAAATTCTCGTCAGGACCAATGCCCACGTCGATCAGTCTCGACGATGCGCACGCCGCGCCTACGCCCGCGCCACCTCCCGCTCCGAGCGTGCCTGCACCTGGCGCCACCGGCGCGCAGCAGCAGGCCAATGCGGAGGCTAACGCCACCATCCAGCAATCGGCGCCCGACACGGACGGCCTGTGCACGCTGACCGGCGTCACCAACGAATTGCTCAAGGGTCGCCGCTTCGCGCTCGACTACGTGAAGCAATCCTTCGACCAGGGCGACCGTCGTTTCTGGATCATCGCGTACGCCTGCGGCAACATGGAGTCCGAACTGTCCGGCGGGCTCGCCGCGATGGGCGTGGTGCCGACGGGCGTGGTATTCGACGTTGAGCGCCACGCGAACGGGACGTGGACGCAGACCGGCAACCACGAACTGGCGAATGCGTTCGCGGTGCCGGCGCGCTGCCAGACGAAAGAGGACGCGGTGGCGTGGATCAACACCCACGGTCCGACGCTCAACCCTGACGCCAACGGTGAAGGCTTCCATCCGTGACGCTTCCGCCGATTGGAATGATGCTCCAATTTCTCCCGGCCACTAACGGGCCGGGAGAGCCGATCATTCCGGCCATGGTCGTCGCCCACAACAACACGGGCGACGGCTTCCGGGTGTTGCTATTCATGATCGACGGACGCACGGCGTTTATCGACGATCCGAAAATAGCTGGCGAGGAGCCGATAGAGCGCCCGTACTGTCGTCCGGTTCCACCGTTCGATCCGCCGCGCATCATCGTGTCGGTACACCATCCGGTCAATTGAAAATCCTACTCGTCGAAGGGGAAACTATGTTCAACAAGCGAATTATGATGGCCACGCTCGCCGCTGGCTTGGCGTTTGCCGGTTTCGGCGTGTCGCCGTCGATCCTCGAGGCGGCCAAGCCGCCGGAAAGCCGCATCGAAGTCACGCAGCGCAAGCGCGTCAAGCAAAACCGCGTGCGCCTGCGCGAATCGTTCAAATTCCCGGGTCGCAAGGGCGATCCTGGTGTGCGCAAAAAGCACACCTCGCGCGTGAAGGGCCAGAAGCGCGCACGCGCCATCGCGAAGCGCCGCCGTGCGTAGGAATACTCTGTCGCGCTGGATCGAATTCGATTTGCAGAACCAGCGCTATAGCGAGCCGGTCAAGGTGGACGATGACGTTTTCACCGTCCACCACGCGCCGGATCGCAACGCCATCGAGTTTGCCGCGCGCATGGCCCGCAAGCTCGCCGAACGGGCTCCAGAAAAAAATAGTTGACGGCCACAAAAATTGTGGTACGCTTAAATTGTGGGTGCCGAAGATTACGGTTACTTCGACTGTTAATCGAGAGGTTGGTGGTTCGAGTCCATCCATCGGAGCGATCCGGTGTAGCTCAATTGGCAGAGCGCTAAATTTCCGTAGTCGTTTGTTGCCCCTCGAATTGTTTTGTGCGTGCCGAAAGGTGTCGGTTACTTCATCCCATAGCATGAGATGCCGAAAGGCTACCCGACCCCGCCCGTTGCCGCGTGAACAGACTTGTGAGTGCCGAAGATGCCGGTTACTTCTTGGTTGAAAGGCCGCGAGGCCTGCCCGTTCAAGTCGGGCTACCCGGTTCGCTTGTTGCCTCCCAAATAATTAAAACCACAGGAAACCACCATGCGTACGAACGTCGCACAGAAGCAGGAGCCGCAGTTCACTCACGAAGGCGCGCGCTCGCCGAAAATTTCGGCGGCCAAGGAACTGCGCCGGTCCGTCATGTGCTCGATGCTTTTCGAGGGCACGTTTTACGAAAGCGGCGAGGATCACGCCACCCGCCTGCGTGGCCTGATCGGCAAGACGTCGTTCGCCGAGGCCGCCGCCATCGCCATCGAAGCGCGCGAGAAAATGAAGCTGCGCCACGTGCCGCTGCTCATCACGCGCGAACTGATCCGGAACCACAGCGGGCGCCAGGTCGGCGACCTGATCGCGCAGGTGATCCAGCGCCCGGATGAAGCCGCCGAACTGCTCGCGATGTACTGGGCCGACGGCTCGCACACGGTGACCAAGCAAATGCGCATCGGCCTCGGTCGCGCGCTCAAGAAATTTTCCGCGTACCAGTTGGCGAAGTGGGACCTGCCGGGCTCGGTCGCGCTGCGGGACGTCCTGTTTCAGACGCACGCGCGCCCCATCAGCTGTACCGACACGCGGTTCACTCGCGACGAGCGGCGCCGCGACCGTGACCGTAAACACGGCTCGGCCTACGTGCTCAATTCGCACGAGCAGGTCTACAAGCAACTCGCCGAAAAGTCGCTGCCGACGCCGGACACGTGGGAAACGCAGTTGTCGGGCGGCGCTGACAAAAAGGAAACGTTCACGCGCCTCATCAAGGAAGGCAAGCTCGGCGCGCTGGCGCTCCTACGCAATCTGCGCGGCATGCTGGAGGCTGGCGTCAACGAAGACACCATTCGCTACGGCATTCTCAAAATGAGCACGGAGCGCGTGCTGCCGTTTCGCTTCATCGCGGCGGCTCGGCATGCGCCGCGGCTCGAGGATGCGCTGGAGCCGGCCATGCTCGCGTGCGTGGCCAATCTGGAGAAGTTGCCGGGCAAGACGGCGCTCCTGGTCGATCACTCGATGTCGATGGAGGGTACGGTGTCGGAGAAATCCGAAATCTCACGCTTCGACGCCGCCGCCGCGCTGGCGATGATCCTGCGCGACGCAGCTGAGCGCTGCCGCGTGTTCACGTTCTCCAGCGATTGCGTGGAAATCCCGCCACGACGCGGCTTTGCAATGCTCGAGGCGATCCGACAAGTGCGCAAGCCGGAAAGCACGCTGCTCGGCAAAGCGGTCAAGCATATCTACAACGTGTTCCCGGAATGCGACCGCATCATCGTCGTGACCGACGAGCAGTCGCAGGACCGGCCGCCGCAGCCGCGCGGTACGGGCTGGATCGTCAACGTCGGCACCTACAAAAACGGCGTGGCGTACGGCGCGTGGAACCAAGTGGACGGCTGGTCAGAATCGATCCTGGATTACATTCGTGCATACGAAGAAAACGCCTAAACCATCGGCCATCAAAAAGGCCCGCGAAGATGCGGGCCTCACCCAACGCCAAGCCGCGTACCTGATTGGTTATTCGGAGCGCACCTGGCAGGAATGGGAATCCGGCCGCCAGAAGATGCGGCCGGCGCTGTTCGCGTCGTTTCGTTCTGTTGTTGCTGGACCGTAGAATGGTGCGTGAGGCTGTTTGGATGGCCGCCTGCCTGTCACGCAGGATACCAGCGGGTTCGATGCCCGCACGCACCGCCATCGAGCGCTCTTAGGTGTGTCCGTAGCTCAATGGCAGAGCGCCGGGATGTGGCCCCGGACATGCGGGTTCGATTCCCGTCGGGCACCCCTAAGCGCGCTCCCCGATATGCAGCGACTGCACTCGCACCGCGAGCGCAAGTACCTGCGCCCGCGTGAGTGACGGATAGCTCACCTCCAGCGCGTGCAGCGCTTCGACATCCTCGGCCGAAAACCACACCTGGACCAATTTGTAGCCGTTCTGGCGCAGTTTTTTGCGGTGGGTGATGTAGCGTGACACTTTCGCTACGGCTTTCTTGGCGGCCTTCCTGCTCAAGCGATTTCTCCCCGAGCTTCGGCTAGCACGCGCGTGGCTCGCTCGAACCAATCACGCAGCTTCGGGGATTTCACTTCGTGCGCGCCCAAACCATCTACCACCTCAGCTAACAGGTCGCGCATGTCGGGGGTTTTTCGGATCAAAGGAGCCGTCGCTTCGCGCGGGCTATCCGCATCGGTGCCGTAGATGGAGCAAACCGGATAGGAATCGGCTCCTGTTATTTCGATGTAGCAATAGCGATTTCCCTCATGTAAGCCGCTGAACGTTTCTGCGACCCACGGTCCGGCGATAGGTTTCGCGCGCGGCGCGTGGTTTTCCTCTATGACCAGTTCACACATTTCGTTCTCCTGTGGTGGTGGCTTTATGAAAGTTCTTTCGCCCAACGCAGCGCGGCCACGATCCGGTCGCGCAGCGCGTCGTATTCGGCCTTTTCCTGTTCCGGTCCTTGCCGACGCATGCCCTGTTCGTCCATGACCGCCTGCGCTCTCTCGGTCAGCTTGGCGGTCAGTTCGCTTTCCTCGCGCTTCCTGGCTGCGTCGCGACGTTTGCTGTACTCGCTACGCCGTTCTTCGACTTCGGTCCACGTCGGCAGGTTGCCGGCGGATAATTGCTGCTCCACCAGTTCCAGTAGCAGTTCGTCGCGCGGACGCTGTGGCTCGTCGCTCCACCGGTTCTTTTTAGTCGGGTGAACCGACGGCGTTTTGGTGTACCGCTCGTTGGGCGACAGGTCGATATTGCCACCGTGCACGGCGCGCAACTCGTAACTCGGACCGTGACACCCGTGGTGGTGCATCGCGAAATATCCGCGCGGTTCGTCATCCACGAACACGTCGCGGAAACGGCGCGTCACATCCGCGCCAATTTTGACACCAAGGGCCGGCTTGCGTAGTTCGATGTTCATGCGTTCTCCTCAAAGTTTCGATTCAGGCGGCCAGCCGCACGTGAGGCTTTCGAGCGGTCCAGAAATCGCCCCAGTAGCCGATCAGCGCCATATGGGCGTAGCGGTCAACCTCGTGCGGCTCGATGCTGCGGATTGTTTCGATGTAGGCGCGCGCATCGGCTTTGATTTCGTCGCTGTAGTGGACTTCGACGAAAACGAACTTCGCCTGCGGCAGGCCGTCGATGCGGTTGTTGTATTCGTAGCTGTCGGTCATGCCGTCGAAGTGGCCGTATTGAAACCGGTGCGCGAAGCTTTCTATTTCCTTCCGCGCCGCCGGCATCAGGTCCTGTTTGATGTGCACGCGGATCGACGTTCCCATGCTGTAGGCTTCGCTCGTGACCTTCGCGCTGATGCCGTGCTTTTTCAGTTCGGCGCGAATCATGGCGGCGGCGGCTGCGTGCGTTGTCAACTGGCGCTTCATCTGCTAGGCTCCTGTGGTCGCTAGGTTTTCTCAACCTTCGAGCGTAGCATAGCAACAAACAGCGTAGCATGCAACGCGGGAATCAGGGTAATTACAATTCTTTACATTTGGGGCATCGAATGATTGTGGTCCTTCTCGTGTGCATCGTCTGCTGCGCGCTCGACGCGCGGCGTATTCGGATAGCCAAGCCGTGAGTGGCGCAGATAACCACGGCAGCAGCAGCGGCGGGCACCTCGCAACGGAGCCTTGCGCAACGACAACCCGTCGTGATGCGGCCGGAAAGGCGTCGGGAAGCGCGAAGCCTGTGGTGAAAACCAGCGCGCACCCGGCGCCGATCCGTTTGCCTGAGCGACCGCGATTGCGCCGCGTCGAACACCTTGGGATCATGTGCTGGCGCGGACAATTCCGCAGCACAACGGTTTATAACTTCTACGCCGACGGCTGCTATCGCATGCTGGTGAACGCGTGGATTCGCGACGGGAGCATGCACTGATGCCATTCACGCCACAGCAACTCAAAGACGCCGCGAGCCAGCGGCCGATCCGCAGCGACGAAGAATGTCGCGACCTCGAGGCGGACGACCTGCTCGCCTGGGCAATCCTCGACACCACGCACGACGTTTCCATGAAAATCGTGGTGCACGGGATGAATGGCGAGGGTCGCGAACTTCTGCGCCGGCTGCGCGCGTACGACATCGAGCAAAAGGCAAAACGCCTCGCCGCCGTCGCAGCCGCGGTGCTTTGATGGCCTCGAAAAAATCCAAACGCGGCGCCAACAAGCCACCCGAGCCCGAAAAGAAACCGGACGTCGAGCAAGGGCCAACCGACCCCAAGCTAGAAACCGTCCGCGTCATCATCGCGACCAACGTCCGCATGGCGGGACGCCCGAGCACGTACACCGAAGCCATTGCGGATGAAATCTGTGAGCGCTTGGGCAATGGCGAATCGCTGTTGCGGATTTGCAACGATCCGCATATTCCGTCGCGGTGGAGTGTGTTTCGGTGGCTGGATGAGCACGCAGATTTCGCCACAAAGTACGCGCGCGCACGCGAGATTCAGGCCGATTTCATGAACGACCTCATCAACGAAACGGCGCGGCTGGCGAACGCGATTAACGCCCCGGCCGTGCGCGTCCAGGTCGATGCGTACAAGTGGACGGCCGAAAAGCTCAAGCCGCGGGCTTACGGCAACAAGATTCAGCACGCCGATGCAGATGGCGGTCATCTGCCGGTGCCTTACTTTCAGATTCACGCGGGGCCGACGAAATGACGACGTACGGCGAATGGCGCGCACTCAATCACGACTGGTTTTGTCAGTGCGAAAAGTGCAAGGCGGCTTTCGGTGAGCTAGGCGATGCCGACCCGCTTGTGATCCAGCATCGCGAAAAAAAGCAGCGCATCATCGAAGACGCTCAAAAATGATTTCCGCACCCGAATGGCTCGACGAAACCGAACCGCCCATTCAGGGCTGGTGCGCGGGCGTGTATTTCGTCGGCCGTCCGGGTCCGCGCGGCGCGCATTACCTGGCCTGGTGCTGGTACAACGAGCCCGGCCGCAACTATGTCGTGCCGATTTGGCAGGACGTGCTTCGCGCGGCGAACGATGCATAGTCTGTCCGCCGACATTGCACTATCCGGCGAGCGATTCCCGCAGGCCGGTTGCTTATGCGACGTGTGCTGCATTGCGAGAGACAAGGTTGCCGCGTTCTACCGCGACCTCGACATCGAACTGGCCGCGCTCGCGCCGCAGGTCGGCACGGGCTTTCGCAGCCATCCGCTTTCGTGCTCGTGCGACGCCTGCCGCTGGTATCGCAAGCCGCGCGTGAGCGTGCCGCCAGACTCCAGCTACAAAGACTTGTAAAATGGGCGTTCGCCCGAACATCGACCTTTGGTTCCCGCCAAAGGTCATCGAGTGGGATGGCGGCCTGTTTCAGGCCTGCCGCTTCAAAATCCTCTACGGCGGCCGCGGTAGCGCGAAGTCGCACACCATCGCCCAGTACCTGATCCTGAAAGCCGTCGGCGAGCGGCACACGATCCTCTGCGCGCGGCAGGTCCAGAAATCGATCCGCAAGTCGTCAAAGGCGCTGATCGAAAAATGGATCAAGAAAATGGGCCTGTCGGCCTACTTCGACATCCAGCGCGAAGTGATTCGCTGCATCACGACCGGTTCTACCTTCGAGTTTTCCGGACTGCAGGATCACACCGCCGATTCGCTGAAATCGTTCGAGGGCGTGACGATCTGTTGGGTGGAGGAAGCGCACGCCGTGACCGCCGAGGCGTGGAACGTGCTGATTCCGACCATCCGCGAGTCGGGCTCGGAAATCATCGCCACGTTCAACCCGCAACGCGCCAGCGACTACGTGTGGGACCGCTTCGTGGCGCACGTCGATCCAGACGCCTGGGTGTGCAAACTCAACTGGCGCGACAACCCGTGGTTTCCGAAGGAACTGGAAACCGAACGTCTCAAGCTGAAAGCGCTCAACGCCGACCTGTACGAGCACATTTACGAAGGTGCGCTGCGTTCGGTCGCGGGCCTGCTGTTCAAGCGCAAGTGGTTCAACTGGTACACGCCGGCTGAACTGCCGAAGATAGACACGTTCTACATGGCGAGCGACTACGCCGGCGCCCCTGATCCAGAGGACCCCGACTCCGATCCGGACTTCACCGAGCACGGCGTGGGCGGCCTCAACTCGCAAGGCAATCTGTACTTGACCGACTGGTTTTCCGAGCAGTGCGACGCCAACGTGTGGATTCCCGGCGCGATCAAACTCATCCGCAAGCGCAATGTGCGTGTGTGGTTCGAGGAGAAGGGCATCATCCTGCGCAGCCAGGACTCGACCATTCGCAAGGCGCTGCGCATGCGCAAGGCGAGCGTGTTCCGCAAGCCCTTGGCGTCGGCCGGATCGAAGGCCGAACGCGCGCTCGGCTTCGCCGGCATGGCCTCGTTGGGGCAGGTTTATGTTCCACGTGGAACACCCTGGGCCGAGCGGCTGGTCAACCAGCTTTGCGACTTCACCGGCGAGGACGGAAAGGTGGACGACGGCGTGGACGTGTGCTCATTGCTTGCGCGCGGCATGGATTCGATGAAGAATGCCCGCGAGCCGGAGCCGGTGGAAGATTTGGGAACGCCGGGCTCCTACGCCTATCTGGACAATTACGAGCGGCGCGAAGCCGAGCGCAAGAAACGGTTCTTCCGATAACGGGGAAAGTATGGCCGATCTATCGTTTTCCGAAGCCGCGACCGCGGACGAGCCCGACAAAATTCCGCAGTCCGAAATCAAAGACGCGGAAAAGTGGGCGAAAACCGTTCGCGAGGCGCGCGCCTTCGACGAGAACGCGCGCAAGGGGTACGCGCGGGATCGCGCCTACGCCAAAAACGATTCGAGCCCGTACGAAGTAGACGTTCCGGTTGCTTCGAGCTACATCGACATCAAGACGGCGTTTTTGTACGCGCGCAACCCGGACTTGGACATCCAGCCGGCCGCAACCACCGAACCGCCGCCGATGGCCGACATCATGGAGATGGCGCGGCAGCAGATCGCGAAGGACCCGCGCACGCACCAGATGATGGAGCAGGTCGGCATTCAGGCCACGCAACAGGCCGAAATGAACCGACAGCAAGCCGTCAACGATGCCGCGCAGACGGCCATGGGCGACTCGACCGCGCCGAAGAATCTGCCCGCGCCGCAGCCGCCGCCGGAAATGATCGGCGAGATGGCTGCGCAAGCGTGGCTCAATGCAACCGTGAAAAAGCGCGCCAAGGAAATCATGGCGCCGTATCGCGAGCGACAGGCGCAGGCGAAGCAATTCGGCGACACGCTCGAGCGCGTCATCCGCAACCAGTGGCAGAAAGCGCGCTTGAAGAAAGCCGCGAAAAAGTGGGTGCGCTCGGCGGCGACCGTCGGCTGCGGCTGGCTCAAGGCCTCGTGGCAGGAGCGCCAAGGTTGGGACCCCGTGACGGCGAAGTTGATGGACGACGCCGTGGCGCAGGCCAATCGCATCGCTGCGCTCGAAGCGGAAATACAGCGCGGCGACGTGAAGGACCTAGAACTGGCCAACCAGGAACTGGCTGATCTTAAAACCGGCATGAACGAGAACGTGGAGCAGGCGGTAGACCGCTCGCTCGTGTTCGATTTCGTGCGTGCCGAAGACATCCAAGTGGCGCCCGGCGTGGACCTCGAGGACTACCTTGACGCGGAGTGGATCGATCACCGCGTGTACATGCCGCTCGACAAGGCGAAAGAAAGTTTCCCCGACGTCGCCGACCGCATGCAGCATGCGACGGTGTACTACCAGCGCAAAAAGGGCGAGACGGCCGACAAGGGCCGCAATTTGCAGCGCGAGGACTCGGGCTGGGACGCCAACGAAGCCGACCAGTTCACGACGGGCGGCATGATCGGCGGCACCGGCAAAGACAATCCGCACGTGTGCGTGCACGAAACGTGGGACAAAGTGGCGCATCTCGTGCGCACCACCATCGAAGGCCTCAAGGGCTACGCGTGCAAGCCGTATTTGCCCGATCCGGGCACGACGCGTTTCTACGGATTTTTCTACCTCGCGTTTCTTGAAGTGGACGGCGAGCGGCACCCGCAGTCGTTCACTGAGCGCAGTCGCAAGCTCCTCGACGAAGTGAACCGCCAGTATTCGGCGTTCGCCGAGCATCGTCGCCGCTCCGTGCCGAAGACGGCATTCAACGCGGGCGACCTGTCGAAAGAAGAAGCCGAGAAAATAGAGAAGGGCGGCACGCAGGAATTGATCGCTTTGCGGCCCACCGATCCGGCAGCGAAAATCAGCGACCTCGTGCACACGATCACGTACGCCGGCATCGACAAGGCGCTGTACGACGACAGCAACACGTTTCAGAAGCTGGAAATCAACTGGGCGATTCAAGAAGCGCTCGCGTCAGGCCGCAACCCCGTGTCGAAGACGGCCACCGAGGCGGAAATCCAACAGGCTGGCACCGGCGCGCGCACCTCGGCCGAGCGCGATCCCATCGACGTGGCCATGGACGAAATCGCCGTCTATACGGCCGAAGTCGTTTTGCAAAAAATGTCGCTCGACGAAGTGAAAGACGTGGTTGGCCCATGGGCATTCTGGCCGCAGGGCATGACCATGACGCAGTTGCCGCTTCTGCTCACCATCCAGATCGATGCGGGATCGACCGGCAAGCCTGACACCGTGCGCCGGCAACAGGCCTGGAGCATCACGTTCCCAGTCATCAACAGGGCCATCGAAGAAATCGGCGCGCTGCGTCAGTCCACGCCCGACGACATCGCCGATTGCAAGGAAGAATTGCTGGTCGAAACGCTCAATCGTTCCGGCGAACGGCTCGAGCCCTCGCGATTCGTGCCGCCGCCGCCATCGCAGGAGCCCGGCAACATGCCGAGCATGCCCGGAATGCCAGGCGGGATGCCGCCAGGCGGCGCGCCGAATCCCGTCGCGCAAGTGCCGCCGTCGAAATCGACCGCCAATCACACGCCGCGGCCACTGCACGCACCGCCGCCCACTCCAAACCCGCAAGTCCCGCCGATTCCGCACGGAGGCCACGTCAACGGCCTGCCGTTGCCCGGCGTGAGCGCGTAACCCACGAAAAACCACAATTTTCCACAGGAGAGAACCATGCACGTCGAAGGCGAAAACACTGAAATCGACGACACGCTGCACCCATCGGCCGATCAATCCGCCGATCAGGTGCGCGACGACGCGCCGAGCGGCGATGACATCGACACCAGCGGCAAGTCGCCGTTTCGCGTTGGCGTCGAAGCCGAGGTAGCCGGCGCGGAACCGCCGAAAGTCGCGCCAAAAGTCACCGGCGCGACGGGACCTGCGCCAACCAAAGGCGCCACGGGACCCACTGGGCCGACCGCTGCAGCAGGTCCGACGGGCACGACGGGTACGACCGGCGCCACGGGCACGACCGGCGCGCTGTCGCCCGAGGAAAAGGCCAAGGCCGAGCAGAAAGCGGCGGTGGACAAGGAAATCAAGGACCTCGGCATCAAGAACCGCGCCGCGCAGGACCGTTTCCGCGCGCTCACCTCCGATTCGCTGGAGTTGAAGGAACTCAAAAAGACGCTGCCGGAAATCCAGGACAAGGCGGTGCGCCAGGAACGCATGATGGCCGTGCTCGAGGACACCGGCGCCACGCAGGAGCAGTTGGGAACGTCGCTGAAATACATCAAGGCGATCAATTCGCAGGACCCCGCCAAGTTGCGAGAAGCGTTCGACTTCATGCTGTCCGAAGCGCGCGCGCTCGGTAAGCATCTTGGCCTGCCGATTGAGGCCGTGGACCCGCTCGAAGCGCATCCGGACCTGCTCAAGGATATTGAGGAAGGCGACATCACGCGCGAACGTGCGCTGGAACTGGCGCGCTCGCGCTCGGCCACCACGATCACGGCCGCGCGCGACCAGCGTGCGCTGCAAACGCAGCAGCAAAAGGCCGACCACGACCGCGCCGTGCAGCAGGCGATGTACGACCTCACGCAATTCCAGAACATTACCGCTCCGCTGGATCGCGATTTCGAGCGCAAGCTGGACATGATGGCGCCGTTCATCGAAACGCTGAAAACCCAAGTGCATCCGTCGAAGTGGCTCGACGAATTCAAGCGCGTGTACACGGCGCTGAAAGTGCCGACGCCCGCGCCTGCGCCCACTGCAGCGCCAGCACCTTCGCGCGCGCCGTCACCCGTGCGTCCCAACGGCGGCGTACCGATGGCGCAGGGCGTGCCGAAAGACGCGCGCCAGGCGTTTCGTGTCGGCGCAGCCGAAGCCGGCGCGCGCTTCGCCGGAGAATAAATTTCAACGACGAGGAGGTGATTGACGCGACGGGCGGGCTCCTTCGGGAGCCCACTTCGTTTCGCAAAGTTTGACACGCGAAAAAATCCCGCGTAGAAATCGCGCCAAGGGTCCAGCGTAGCGGAGATCGCGTCCCGCACCCTCACCGCGTAGCGTTAGCCGGCGTCGCAACCGGTAGCACGAATATCGGCATCGTGCCCCGACCCGCGGAAAGTGAACTGTCCTTTCCATCCATTTCGGGGTTTCTCACATGCCTATTACCGCCGCACAATTGCAGGCCGGCGCCAACTATCAACTGATGTCGTATGCGGAAAACGATCCCATCGACCAGTTCACGCCGGACATGCCCTTCTCGCGCTGGCTGATCGCGCACAAGAAGGATTCGGTCTACTCCAACGGCATCTTCAACGAGAAGGTGCGCATTTCCAATTCGTCGAACTACCAGAACTACAGTTACGACGATCAGGTCACGTACAACGTGAAAGACACCGTTCGCCTGGCGCCGTATCAGCACTACGAAGCGCACGACGGTTTCACGATGAACGAAACCGACCTCGCCAACAACGGCATCGTCATGACCGACGACAAAAATGCCGTGATGACGGAATTCGAGGAACAGCAGATCGTGGACCGCCTCGCGGAAAACTACGAGACGCTGAAAACAGGCTTTCAGGAAAACTGGGACCAGGAAGTGCACCTGTCCGGTGCGCAGAATGCGAAGGCCGTTCCTGGCCTCGACGCGCTGATTTCCACGACGCCGACGGTGGGCGTGGTCGGCGGCCTCGATCCGGCGGTGTACACGTTCTGGCAGAACCGCATCAACCTGCAGATCAACACCGGCACGGTCGGCAACGTGGTCCAGGCGATGGAAAAAACCTGGCGCGACTGCATTACCATCGGCAAGAAAAAGCCGGACTTCATCCTGGTCGGCCAGAAGTTCCTCGACGCGTACCGCAACGACGCGCCGCAGAACATCAACCGCCAGATTCAGTTGGCCGGCAGCGATGCAACGCCGAAGGGTGGCTTTGAAATCGACAACGGTTCCTCGACGGTCTACTTCAAGGGCGTCGAACTGATTTGGGACCCGATGTTCGACATCCTGCAGGCGCTGTACAACCCGACGATCCCGTGGGACAAGCGGTGCTACTTCCTCAACTCGAAGTCGCTCATCCTGCGCCCGTTCAAGGGCCGCTGGATGGTCAACCGCAAGCCGCCGCGTGTGTACG